GCCTGGTGCAAGGTGTGGCGCGCCTACATCACCCCGCCGGCGACCGTGGTCGGGACGATCAGCCGGTTCTATGGCCACGTCAGCGATGTCGAGATCGGCCGCACCAAGACCAAGATCACCGTCAACAGTCTGACCGATCTGTTGACCGTGCAAATGCCGCGGCGACTGTTTCAAGCCGGTTGCATGCACAAATTTGGCGAGTACGGCACCGGCATGTGCTCCTATGACCGGGTCAATGGCTTGAACGCGCTGGGCACATCGACCGGGATCGGTCAGCAGACCATCACCTGCGTAACGACCACGGATGGTGTCGAGGTCTCGGATCAGACGACGATCTTCACGAGATTTTTGCCGACCCCAACGACCGCCTACGACAACGGCTCGATCATTGGCGTCACCGGCGCCAATGCCGGCTACACCCGCACGATCGGCAAGCTTGCTGACTTTCCGTGGTTTGACAGCATCGGTGCCGTTTACCCGATCTATTATCTGAAGCCGTGGATCTTCCCGGTCGTCTCCGGCACTGACCAGTTCAAGCTGCTGCCGGGCTGCGATCACACGCTCTCGACCTGCACAAACACCTTTCAGAACCAACTGCGCTACGGCGGGTTCCCAGACATACCCCCACCGGAAAACGCGATTTAGGGGTGCTCCACCCTGAATGACGCAGTTCGCGCCTCCGCCCACCGGATGGAGCGCTGGCGGAAACCAAAGGGATTCCCATTGAGCCAAGAAATCCGCAATCCACGCATCCTAAATACACCGGCGCAGGCGCCTCGCAAGAGCTTTATCGGTCAGTCGGTGATTGCCGTGAATATCGACGGAACAACGGTCGTCACGACCGTGCCATCGCCCACGCCTGCAGCCGCGGCGCCGCCCTCTTCTCCAAAATAAGGCGTTTCCAAAATGGTAATGATGCTGGCGCCGCCAGGCCTTTCGGTTGGCTCATCGGTCAAAGTATTGTCGGGCGGGACCTATACCGTCGACAGCAACTTCTTGGTCTCGGTCACTTCGCAATTCGACGCGGTCAACCTGAAGGGCATGGGGTTCGACCAGGTGCAGCCGGGCGGCCGCAACAATTTCGGTTCCACGGTTGATCCGACCACCGGCGACGACAACACCGCCGATTATGCGCCGGGCTCATTGTGGACCAACACCACCGCCTCGCCGCAGCGTGCCTGGATTAACCTCAGTGCGGCGACCGCGGCTGCGGTATGGCTGCAGATCTCGGCCGGCGGATTGATCGCCACTGCCGGTTCGGCGGATTTCGCCAACCTGACCTTGACCGCGATGTTGACCAACTCGGCGGCGACCGCGGTCACCCCGTTCAGTGGCGGCGGCCAGGCCAGCGCCACGGCGCTGACCCTGATCTTCAACAACATCAGCTCGTCGGTCGCGTCCTCGGCACCGTATGACAGCGCCAAGCTCGTCGCCTCGGCCGCGGGACTGGCGCAGATCGCCTACAATTCCTCGAGCCACCCGGTGCAATTGTTCGGCACCGGCTCCGATACGATCACGCTCGAAGGCACGACCTTCGCCGCGGGCACCGGGATCACGATGCCGGCCAGCAGCCTGTTCATCGGCAACTGTCTCGTTGCCGGCAACTGGATCGGTTTCTTGCTCTGCCCGAATGTCGGGCTCGGTGGCGGGCTGACCTCGAACACCGCCTACAACACCAACACTGCCACTGCGGGCACGACCCTGACCGGTGCCAATGTCACCGGCGGGATCATCGAAGTCACCTTGAACATGACCGGGACGATGGGCGGCGACAGCAATGCGCAGTTGCCGACCGCGAGCAATCTGTTCGCGGCGATCCCCAACCCGATCGTCGGCGTTAAGTACCGGCTGCGCGTCATCAATTCGAGCTCGGCGAACCACGTCTGGACGATCACCACCAACACCGGGTGGACACTGAACGGCACGATGACGATTGCCCAGAACACCTGGCGCGATTTTTATCTGGCGCTCGCCGCCAGCACGACCGCGACCCTGCAAAATATCGGCACCGGAACATTCTCGTAATGAGCGCGAAAGCCGGCATCCGGCGCCGGGCGCAATCCGTCCTGCGTCGACCCAAAGGGCTGCGCGCCCGCTATCGCACCAGCAGTGCTGCCGCCGGCAACATGTTCGCCGGAAAGAGAGCGAAGACGGCTGCCGGCAAGAAGAAGTGAACCGGCTCGGCTGGCGGGGGAGTGGTGAATTTTGTCTGATCTCGACCCGCGTCGCCAGGCCATCATCGACGAAGCCAAGACCTGGCTCGGCACGCGGTTTCACCACATGGCCTGCGTCAAGGGTGCCGGGGTTGATTGCCTACACCTGATCTATGGCGTCTACCGCCATGTCGGGCTCGTCGGTGAGATCGAGATCCCGTTTTATCGGCCCGACCAGTTCCAGCATCGCAGGGAAGAGACCTATCTCGAAGGGCTCTTGCAATACGGCCATCGGGTCGAACGGCCCGAGCCTGGCGATGTCGCGATTTTCAAATACGGCCGCGTCTTTTGGCACGCCGGCATCGTCGTCGACTGGCCACTGCTGATCCACGCCTTTGCCGAGCGCGGCGAAGTGTGCCTGGGCGACGCCGACCAGGGGCGATTGCGTGGCCGCGATGTGGTCTTTGTCTCGGTGTTCTGATCGATGAGCCTGTTCCGCACGACCACCCCCTTTCTGCAGAACAACGCGTGGCTGCGCCAGTCGCAGAACGCCTTGCGCTACAACACCAGCCAAGTCGGCTCGGTCGTGCCCTTGTGCTATGGCACAGTCCGCCAGCAGATCAACCTGGTGGCGCTCGGCAATTTCATGGGGCCGGGCGGCGGCAAGAAGGGCAAGGGCGTCGGGCCGCTGCCGATCGCCGGCACCAACACGGTGGCGAGCGGCAAGGGCGGCGGCGGCAAGGGCAAGGGCAAGGGCAAGAAGAGCCAGGACTTTTCGGTCGATGCTGCGTTTGCGCTGTGCCAGGGGCCGATCACCTTTAACAGCAGCAACCTGGTGTTCGCCAATGCCGGGGTCGAGGCCTTTTCGTCGACCGCCTCGGGCGCGGGCAAGGGCAGCAGCGGCAACCAGCTGAATTTTTATATCGGCACCGACGGCCAGAACATCACCCACCCGGTCGGCAGCGTCAATTATTCCGGCACCTGCGTTGTCACCGCGACGCCGATCGACCTCGGCCCGTCACCGGCGATCCCCAATCTCGGCTTTGAGCTCTCAGCACTGCTTTACAACACCGGCGGCTCGGATTTCCCGCTCGACGCCAACCCCGGCAATGTCATCACCGATTTTCTGACCAACCCGCGTTACGGCGCGGAGTTCCCGGCCGCCAATCTCGACACTCTAACCACGACCATCTTCGGCACGAGCATTGGCGATTATTGCCAGGCCTTTGGTCTTTTGATTTCGGTGTCGTTGGACGGTCAGCAGAAGGCCTCGCAGTGGCTTCAGGGGATCGCCCGCCTGCTCAACACCGCCATCGTCTGCTCGGGCGAATTGCTCAAATTCATTCCCTTTGGCGACATCGCATACGCGGCGAACGGTGCGGTCTGGAACCCGAACCTGGTGCCGGTCTACTCGCTGACCGACAAAGACTTGCTGCCGTGGCACCCGCATCAGGACGGCGCCGATCCCGAGATCGGGCAGGACGATCCGATCATCGTCACCCGCACCAATCCGGCCGATGCCTTCAACTGGTTCTCGATCGAGTATCTCGACCGCCAAAACTTCTACAATTCGACGGTGCTCGCGGTCTATGACCAGGGTGCGATCGACCAGTATGGATTGCGCATCGGCGACAGCCTGCCGGGCAAGTGCTTTGCCAGTGCCGGCTCGGCGCAGGTCGCGGCACAGCTCTACCTGCAGCGCGCACAATACATCCGCAACAACTACAAATTTCAGATCGGCTGGGACAAAGCGCTGCTCGAGCCGATGGACATCGTGCTGCTGACCGGCAGCTCGGCCGACTCCTATCTCAGCCAAGAAGCGGTGCGGGTGCTGTCGATCGAAGAAAACGACAATGGCGATCTGACGGTCGAGGCCGAAGAGGTGGTGACCGGCAAGCGGTCACCCAACCCGGTTTACACGCAGCAGACCGGGCCAGGCGGGGGCACCACCGATACCTTCTCGATCTTTGGCTTGAGCATCAGCGGGCCGAACGGCGGCAGCCCGGACGACGCCACGATTACGCAAACGGTCAACCTCGCCGGCGGCGGCATTGCTCTGCTGTTCATCTGTTATGTGAATGACGGGTCGCTCGACACGCCGACTGTCGCTCTGGTCTCTGGCGGTGGCTTCACCTGGAAACGCCGCGCCGGCGGCTATCAAATCATGAACACGGATCAGGGCCAGGTCGTCGGGCAAGAAATCTGGTGGGCCCCGATCCCGCCCGCGTCAACAGGCACCTACTCGATCGCCGTCACATTCTCCAATGTTCAGTGGGGCGGCGTCATGCCCTCTAACGCGTGGGTCGGGATTGCTCAGTTTGTCGACCCGGGCGCCTACCTCTACTGTCCGTGGCAGCTCCCCGAGACGCTCTCCAACGCCAATTGGAGCAATACCCCGGCCGACGTCCAGCTCAGTGGCATGAGCTACCTGTTTAACGATTCCAGCACCATCGGTGAGGGAATTTTTCAAATCTGCGCGTTCGCCTTTGCCTGCGGCTTCGCAATCCCGGAGAACAAGTTCTCCGACTATGCGGGCAGCCCGCACCACTCGCCGATGGCCGAGACGATCTACAATTACCACGGGATCCTCGACCTCTATCACTACCCGACACTCTCTTCCCCGCTCTACACCTTCAATCCGCAGCAGGTCCTCTCGGCCTATAACGTCTGGGGGGGCGCCCCGCCCGGAGTCGGGCTGATGAGCGCGTTGTGGATGCAGGTGTGCTTCTTTCGGGTCGAGCAAGACCCCGCGAGGCCCACCGATATGACCGCAGCGGGTTACGAAGTCGGCAACGGGATCACTCTGCCCTTTCAATTTATCCCGATTACGACCAACGGGGTCGACCAGTGCATCGCGTGCTTTAGCGCGGCGGCAACCTATGGCTCGGGTCCGGCCCCCTACAACAGTTGCGCCCAAGGGATCCTTGGCGGCACCGGCTCGGCGATCGGCGGCGGCATCCCGTTTCCTTACCCAGCCTGGATGTTCATGGCCGACTCGATCAGGCAAGGGCCGCAATATGTCACCAGCCCGGTCTATGTACCGGCGTGCGGGTAGTCCCGATGGCGCTTCCCCCGATCTCGCCAACCGGTGTGGCGACACCGTTTCTCTACAACACGCAGACCCAGACGACCGGCACCGGTATCGCAGGGCAATTGAACGTCAGCCCGGGCTATACCAACCGGCCGATCATCTTTGAGCCGCCGAGCGAGCTCTCGGGCGGCTTTACCAAGGTGTGGATCATCGCCACCGGATCGACCGCCAATTGGGGCGGTTGCGGGGTCTGGGTCAGCATCGACAACACGACCTATGCGCCGATCGGCACGATCCTCGCTGGTGGCGTCCAGGGTCTCTTGAGCACGGCGTTTCCGAGCCACACCGATCCCGACAACACCGACACGTTGACGGTCGATCTGACGATGAGCCGGGCGCAACTGATCGCCGGGACGACGCAAGACGCCGACGCCTTTCTGACCCTGTGCTACTGCGACCACGAACTGATCGCCTACACCGCGGCGACCTTGACCAGCGCCTACAATTACAGTCTCGGCACCCATATCCGCCGCGGCTGCTATGGCACGACGATTGGCGCTCACGGTGCGAGCACGCAGTTTGGCCGCATCACTGCCTCGACGTTTTCGTTCGACTACCCGGAAAATCTTGTCGGCGACACGATCTACTTCAAATTCCCGGCGTTCAACATCTGGGGCGGCGGTGCACAGGCGCTCTCCGATGTGACCGCTGTCCCCTATACACTGGTTGGCGGCGCCGGCGTCGCAAAGAACTGGTTCCAGGCCTTCTCGGTCGGCGGCAAGTTCCCCGACATTGCGCCCGATCCGTGGGACAGCAATTACGAGATCTTTGACGTCGAGTTCCCGGTGGCGGTCACCTTCCCGGCAAATTTCTCGAGCAGCCCGACACCGGGTTGCGAGGTCGCACCCCTGGCCAATGTCACACTGACCTTTCAGACGATCCACGCCGGCACCCCGACCACGGTCGGCACGATGACGATCGCCGCCAGTGCGACGACCGGCAGCTACACGGTGGCATCGCCCTTTACCGTGCCGATCGGCGACCGGCTGCGCTGCTATGCGCCATCATCCGTCGACACGACGATTGCCGGGGTCTTTGGCACCATCGTCGGCACCTATTGAGAGACCGCGATGGCTGTGATCTTCATCGAGGGCTTTGACAAATACGGACCGGTCGCCACGGTCAGCGCCAACGTCGCCGCAGCGCTGACCGCGGGCGAGTGGACGACCGCTCCGGCTGGCGTGTTTAACATCGTCGCCGGCCTCAGCTCGACCGGTTACGCAATGCAGATCGCCTATGCCGGCACTCAAGCCCAACTGGTCAAAACCTTTGCCTCGACCTGGACCCGGTGGATCGGCGGCATCCGCTTCAGCTCGACCTTGGGCACGAATGCCGGCATCGGCTTTGCCAGCAACGGCACACAGGCCTCGACGATCACGATCAACACCACCGGCGCGATCAGCCTGCGCACGGGCACCAGCACCGGGACGGCGTTGTCGACCTCGTCGAGCACGGTCAGCGCCAACTCGACCCATTACCTCGAGTGGGATATCACCTTTGGCGCGTCTTCGTCCTACCAGGTGTGGCTCGACGGGGTGTCGATCTTCAGCGGCACCGGCAACACCGCCAATGGTGTCAGCAGCGTCAACCAGTTCAATTTCTTCGGCTCCGCTACCTGCACGATCCAATGGGACGATCTCTACCTGTTTGACTCGACCACCGGCACCAACAATGCGGTGCTCAACACCAACCCGCGGATCGAGACGCAGTTTCCGACCGCCGACTCGTCGGTGCAGTTTTCCGTTGGTGCGGCGATCCTTGGTTCGGCCTATCAGGCTACTTCCAGCGTCACAAGCATTGGCGCCGGCTCTTTTATCTTGCGTGGCTACACAGCGGCGGTCGGCTGTGTCCTCAATTCGGTGTCGATGGTCCCGACCACGACCAGTGGCTCCGCCAAATTCAAGTCGTGCGTCTATGCCGACAGTTCGGGCGTGCCCGGTTCCTTGCTCGCCACCGGCACCGAGGTCGTCGGCTGCACCAGCGGCACCACGCTGACCAGCAGCTTTTCCAGCCCGCCGAGCTTGTCGGCGAGCACCAAATACTGGATCGGCTTCATCAACGACACCGCGATAAATTTGCAGATGAGCGACACCCACAATTTGGGGTGCAGCAAGACCAACACCTATGCCTCGGGGCCGCCAAACCCGGCCGGCACGATGACCTTCAGCCAGGGCTCTTATCTGATTTGGGGCAACGTCAGCAGCACCGGGGCCAATTATTACGAGGTCGACATCAACCCGCCACCCGGCGACCTTTCGTATGTCGCCTCAAGCACCGTCAGCAATGAGGATCTCTATTCATTCGCGGCGCTGTCGACGACACCGCAAAACATCTACACGATGGCGGTCAAAGGCTACATCAGGAAATCCGACACCGGCGCCCGCACGGTGAGCGTCGTCACGAGCTCAAGCGGCAGCAGCAGCACCGGCAGCAACAGCGGTGTGACGCCAGCCACCAGCTATGCCTGGATCGACTCGTTCTTTGACACCGATCCGCATACCAGCGCGGCGTGGACCCAAACCGGGCTCAACGCCGCGACATCAGGGGTCGAAGTCGCCTCATAGGCAATTCGCCAAATTTTCCAAGGAGTGTCCCGTGACTATTGAAAAGGTCATGACCGTTCTGCTCGTCCACGGCGAGGGCGACCGGGCCACGGTCAATGCGTTGCAGCAGCATCGCAACAATATCGAGATATCGAATTTCGCGCGCGCCAACACCGGCAAGCCGTTGCCGCCGCATCTCTCTGCCCTGCCCAACGAGCCGCCGCACGTCACGGTGCTGCTCGTCGACGAGGATGGCCGCCGCCTCGAGTGGCCGGTCAAGACGTGGGACGAGGTCGAAGACTGGAAGGCGCTCGCCGGCTGGGATGCCGAGAAGCGCCATTGGCGCCACGGTGCGACCGTGACGCTGGCATTGAGCTAAGGAGCCGGTAAATGTCTGCAGGGCGTACCTACACAATCAACTTCCGCGCCGTCAGCGTTTCGGCGGTGCAGGATCTCTGCGCCGCCTATGCCGGCGCCAGCATGGGCATCGAGGTGGTCTCGATCACCCTCGGCCAGATCACGCAGACCTCGGTCGAGGAGTGCGCGATCTCGATCAAGCGACTGCCGGCGACGGTGTCGACCGGCTCGGGCGGCAGCGCGATGACACCGACCCTCGACACCGATACCGACGCGGCGGCGACCTTCACCGCGCGGATCAACGACACCACCCCGGCGACCACCAGCGGCACCGCGGTTTATCCGCATGTCGATGTGTGGAACCAGGTCAACGGCTACCAGTGGATCTTCCCGGAGCGCGCGCGGCCCTCGTGCAAACTCTCCGAGGCTCTGGTCTTCTCGCTGGACGGCGCACCGGCTGCGGCGCGCACCTGCAGCGGCTCGATGAAGATCCGCGAACTGATCTAAATGACCACGGTCACCGTCTACCGCTCGAGCGACGCCAGCGCCCCGTCCCTGACGGGGCAGGCTGGCGGGCTGATCACCGTGCTCGACGCTTGCCTGGTCAATGGCTACGGCTCGCAGGCCAATGCTGGTTGGACCAAGAGCTTCTCGGGCACCAACAAGGCCGCCTACCGCAACAGCGCGGTCGATGGCACCGGCTTCTACCTGCACATCGACGACACCGGGACCAACAACACCGCCAAAGAAGCCCTGATGACGGGCTTTGAGGTGATGACCGCGATCGACACCGGGACCGGGCAGTTTCCGACCTCGGCGCAGCTCAACCCATTCGCCGGCAGTGTCACCGGCGGGGTCGTGTGCCGCAAGTCGACGACCGCCGATAGCACGGCGCGCGCCTGGACGTGCGTCGCCGACGACACTTGCTTCTACCTCTTCACCGAGACTGGCGACCAAGCCCAGCCGACCGCCGCTATGACCTTCGCGTTCGGCGACATCTTCTCGTACAAATCCTCCGACGCCTATCGCTGCATCATCATTGGCCGCAACGCGGGCAACTCCGCTTCGTCGGGCAACGAAGCTTTTGGCGGTCTCCTCGCCCCCGGCGCAACCGGAAGCGCTTCGATAATTGGCCATTTTATGCCGCGATCCTGGACTGCGCTTGGCACGTCGATCACGGTCGGCAAAAGCATCGATTATTACATGACCGGCACCACTAGCTATAACTGCGGCACAACCGGCAACTCGGGCACCAGCAATTTCGCGAACGGCGCATGCGTCGGGGCCTACGGCGCGGGCACCAGCATACCTTATCCGAACGGTCCCGATGGCGGGCTTTATTTGTCGCCGCTCTGGATCAATCATTCATCAGCGCGGCGCGGCTATCTGAAGGGCGCCTGGTGCCCGGTGCAGGACCGGCCGCTCAATCACAATGACACCTATTCGGGCACCGGCAATCTGGCGGGCAAGAGTTTTCTCGTCCAATGGATTTATGTCACGGCTGTCAACGGAATGGTCCCCGCCAGTATCGGCCAGGTTCATATCGAGACCAGCTCGACGTGGAGCTGATGCGTGACCGCGACGACCTGGGACCCGAACAACAAGAATTCGGCGATCGCGCTTTCCGGCGGCAACCTGACGGCGACCGCCAGCAACACCTCCAGCCAGGCTGGCGTGCGCGCGACTCGCGTGCTCACGGGCCCAACCTACCTCGAGTACACGATCGGGTCGTTGACCGGCGGCACGCTCTTTGTCGGCATGTGCACCTATGGTTGGGGTTTCAGCACAACGGCATTGGGCGCTGATACCCAGGGTCTCTCCTACCAGTCCTCGGGTGTGGTCAGGGTCAACAACTCGACGCTCTCGACGATCCAGACGTTCGCGGCCACCAATGTGGTGCGGATGGCGGTTTCGCTGAGATTGCAGCAGGTCTGGTTCAACGTCGGCAACGGCAACTGGAACAACAACGCCTCCAATGTCCCTTCGGACAATCCTGCCGTCGCAGTGGGCGGGATCTCGTATGCGACAATGGCGGCGTTCAACCTCTTGCCGGCGATGAGCTCGGCCGGCGCGGCCGGTAACACGAACGCGGTGACCGCGGCGTTTTCATCGAGTGGCTGGGGCTTCTCGGCACCGAGCGGGTTCGCTTCGCCCGATACTTGCGGCGCGTCAGGCTTTGCAGTCGATCTGCCGTCGAGCACGGCACCCTACAGCGGGCCGGCGCGGCAAGACCCGTTCAGCGGCACCTATCAAAAAAAGATGACGCTGCCGGTGGCCGCGGGCGCGTGGTACGGGATCAGCAACAACACCCCCAACACCGCAGTCAAAATCTGGTCGCCCGCCGCCGCCGCGACGCATGTCTCCGGCTTTGTCTATGAGAATGGCCTGCCGGTCAAAAAGATCGTGCGGCTCTACGACCACACCGACGGGACCTTTCTCGGCGAGACGACCAGTGCCGCCGATGGCTCCTACTCGATCCCGGGGCTCGGCCGCACCAATGTCGTCGCCATCGCGTTCGACCCGACGACCTTTAACGCCATCTGCTGGGACCAGGTAACGCCCGTCTAAAGCCCGGCTTTCGACACACCAGCGGCAGGGAGTAGTGCGATGGCCGTCTGGTACACCCGCGACAATTCGACGGTCGCCACCGACACGCTGTCCATCGTCACCGGCTCGGTCGGCTGGTCGGCGATGACCGCCTGGTCGGCCAGTGCCACGATCGCAGCCGGGGCGTTGGGGCGGCAGAGCGCCGGCACCGCGCAGTTTACCGCCAGCAGCAGCACTACGACGCTGACCGTCACGGCGGTTGCCAGCGGCACGATTTATCTCGGTATGCACACCCAGGTCGGCGGCACGAACAACGTTATTACGGCATTCGGCAGCGGCTCGGGTGGCACCGGCACTTACACCCTGCAAAGCTCGCAGACGCAAGGGAGCACGACCTGGAACGGCGGATTGACGGCCGGCAATGAGCGCGCGTTTGTCGCGATTGTCGGCGGCACGACCGGCGCGACCGAACCCAACTGGACGCTGACCAAAGGTGCCAAGACCACCGACAACACGGTCACCTGGCAGGAATGCACCGGGCAGCCGGCGGTCAATGGCGATCTGACCAACACGCCGCTGTCGTCGAGCGTGCGCTCGACCAACCCCGGGCTCGGCAAGATCATCACCGACAACGCCGGGACGCATATCTTCATCTGCTCGACGGCCGGGACCTGCGGCGCGGGCGAGCCCACTTACAACACAGCGGCGGTCGGCAACACGACGACCGACAGCGGTGCCACCTGGACTTATCTCGGCACGTCGTTCTCGAACTGGGCGGCGCCGCATGCCCGTGTCCACAATGTGTTTGGCACGAATTGGGCGGCAGCCGGCGATGTCATCTATTTCGGCGACGATCACGCCGAAATACAGGCGGCTCAAAACAACATCAACCCCGTTGGCACGAGTGCGTCGCCCAATTTTCTTTATTCGATCGATCACACGCTATCCTTACCGGTGTCCGGCAGCGGTCTTAAGACCGGGGCAACGATTTCGACCCAAGGGGCTAGTAACAACCTCGCCACGGGCAATACCGGGTCTTCATATTGGTACGGGTTCACTTTTTCAGCGGGCAACAGTAGTAACTTCGCCAGTGTCCTAATCGCACTGACGAGTCAAAGCCTGTGGATCAAACTCGACTCCTGTCTTCTCAAGCTAAACAATACCTCTTCCAGTTCAAGCATTTTCCTCGGTGGTGTTGGTCCTTTCGTCGAATTGGTCAACACGACGATGCAATTTGGCGCGGCTGGTCAGTCTGTTGTCTGTGAGGGAAATAGGGTGATCTGGCGTAATACCGCCAGTGCGATTGCCGGCACTGCACCGACGACATTGTATACCAGCACACAGAACACTGGTCTGATAGTTCATGAAGGGATCGATCTGTCGGCGATTGGTTCGGGCGGCACACTGGTCGGCACCGGGGCCATAAGTGCTACATTTTTATTTATCGACTGCAAGCTCGGTGCCAGTGTGACAATCGCCGGCACCCCTACTAGTCTGGCCGGACCCGTTACCGATGCAATCCGCTGTTCGTCATCTGCTACCAACTATGTGCAGCGCCGCTATTGGTACCAAGGAACATTGCAAGAAGAAACCACGATTGTCAGAACCGGTGGTGCGACCGATGGTACGACACCGATTTCATGGAATATCACGACAACCGCCAACTCAAAATGGCTGGCTCCGTTTGAGTCGTTTCCGATCTCGATCTGGAACAGCCGCACCAGCGCCAGTCTGACGGTCACCGTCTATGGGATCTGGGGCGGTGGTGCGGTGCCCAACAATGACGACATCTGGTTTGAGGTCGAGTACCTCGGCTCGACCGGCGCGCCGCTGGCGTCATTCGCCAACACCACCAAGTCGAACAATCTCGCCACCGGCACGGCGCTGGCTTCGGACAGCAGCACCTGGGGCGGCAGCACGACCAAGTTCAAGATGGCGGTGACGTTCACACCGCAGCTCACCGGCTATCTGCGCGTCTATGTCAAAGCCGCCAAGGCGTCGAGCACGTTCTACATCGACCCGCTGCCCGTGCTGAGCTGATTGGGCGATAGGCGATGGCTTATTCGCCGCAGTGGCAGGTCCTCTTTGAGGAGCCGGACGAGGAATTCTTCCTCCCGGTCAGGCGCCGCTTCGCCCGGGTTCCAGCGAGGGTTGCCCCAATCACCGGTTCCCCCGGCGGGTATGTCCCGCCGCCGGGCAACGATGTCTGGTTCGCGTTCAGCGGCGCTACCTACACGGCACCCGCCGGCAACAAGACCAATTTCAATTTTGTCGGCTTAGCGCGCCAGGCGATCACCGTCGGCTTTCCGTCGCCGAATTTTGTCGTCGCGACGGCGGCGCGCGACGCGATCCTGCCGGGCACGTATATCGTCGAAGAGACGATCCCGCCGCCGACGCCGCCACCGCTGCCGCCGCCGCCGCAGTTGCAGCGGCCGTGGCACCACATGGCGCGGTTTGAGGAGGAGGAGCCCGAGTGGCGGCCGCCGCGCCGCGGCTACGTCTTTCAGCCGCCGTCGGACGAGAAGAAAAAGAAAAAGCACCACGAGGTCGTCCTCGCCGACGAGGAGCAGGCGCACAACGAAGAGGCCGACTTTTTCGTCGTCTACGCCCAGCGCAAATTTGCGCCGCGAGCGCTGGCGGTCCCGCACATCAAGCCCTACCACCATGTGGCGCGCTGGGACGAGCCGGAGCCCGAATGGGCGCCACTGATCCGCGGCGCCGCGCAAGGGCCATTGCCGGCACCGCCGCGGCTGAAGACCTGGCACCATGCGGTCTTTCTTGAGGACATCGAGCTCGAGGCGGCGCCACTGCGCCGGCCGCAGACGGTGGCACCGCTACCGGCACCAGCGCGCTACCGTCCCTGGTGGCACGGGACGACGCACGAGGAGCTGCCCGATCCTGATCCGGTGCCGGCGCGGCCCGGCACACCACCAGCGCCGCCACCGCCGCCTCCGACCGTTCTGTCGTGGCATGCGCCGTTCTTTCCGCGCGACGAGGACGACACCGAATTTCGCTGGCGCTTTAACGTTGGCTTCGCACCGGCGCCGGCACCCGCGGCACCCGCTGTCACTGCTGCGCGCCTGGCCTTTGCCCGCGACGAGGACGACGCCGAATTTCACTGGCGTTTCACCGTCGGCTTCGCACCGGCGCCGGCACCCGCCGCCCCCGCCGTCTCTGCCGCACGCCTGGCCTTTGCGCGCGACGAAGACGACGCCGAATTTCACGGGCGTTTCACAGCTTTTTCACCGGCGCCGACGTCGGTGGTCGTGCCGTGGCATCCGCCGCTCTTTGCTCGCGAGGAAGACGACGCCGAATTTCGCTGGCGCTTTGTCGTCGGCTTTGCACCGGCGCCGGCACCCGCCGCACTCGCGGTCTCTGCCGCACGCCTGGCCGTTGTCTTCGGGGAGGACGAGCCCGATCCAGTGCCGCGGCGGCCGTTCACACCGCCGCCACCGCCGCCGCCTGTGGTCATCGTGCCGTGGCGCGCGCCGCTCATCCTTGGTCGGGACGACGACAGCGCCGATGCGCTCAGCGACTGGCTACCACACCGGCCGCCCGGCGTCGTTGTGCCGCCAGTGCCGCCGCCGGCGGTCGAACCCACCGAGCGGTATTTCATCGCCAACATGGGCCGCATGATGAACCGACCGTAAGGAGCGGCAATGGCGACCAGTGCGATTGTTGGCGGGTTGGTGCGCGAGGTCCTCGTCGAGGACTCGACCGATCAAGCCATTGTCGGCGGCGTCGTCCGCGAGGTCCTCGTCCAGGACGCGGCCGACAAAGCCATTGTTGGCGGTGTCGTCCGCGAAGTCCTGTTGGTGGACCAGCCGGACCTCTGGGTGCTGGTGCCACGCTGGGCGCGACGGATGGCGTGGCTCGAAGAACCGGAAAACGACCCGGATTTTGAAGCATTGGCACTCGTCCGCCATAGACGCCAGGTCGCCAAAGTGCCGTTCCCAAAACGGCTGCGCACGTACATCTCGATCAATACTTAGCCCGTAAAAGTCCCAACCATCCCGGAAGCCCGCCAATGGCGGGCTTTTTTTTTGCCCACAAGGGGGCCGCCCCAATGAGTTTGTTTTACATCACTGAATACGAGAACGTCGTTTTTGACGCGCGTGGTGAGCCGGTATTGGCGCCGGAGGAGCCGGCGCTGATCGACCAAACGCCAATCGATTTTACTGATGGCCTGCCGCATCCGAGTGCGGAGTTCAACTCCAAGACGCGCTACGTGATGATCCACACCGACGGTATCTGCTCCTACGTCGTCGGCGCCAGCCCGCAAGCCTCGATCCTCAATCGCCGGATGGCGACGAGCGAGACCCGGTTCTTTGGGCTAAAGGCTGGCGGCGGTCTCAGCCTCTCCGTCATCAAGAACACGTAAGGAGCGCGACGATGATTGGATCGCGTGGCGTGACGCCGCCGGATGTCGTCGCCGGGCTCGGGGTTCTCGCCGAGCTGTTAAAGAACATCGACCCGACTCTGGTCGGACGCCTCGAGGAGCTGCAGGCCGAGG